GCACCAAACAACGAAAGGTTAATATTCGTGTCATCACCTTCAACAGAAATAGATGGAGAAGTTCCCGCTGGAGCATTGGAAATGTCTAAATGGTTTACTGCAGACACTGTCTTTGTAAAATGGATAATATCTGCACCATCAGAATCTTTAATATGACCGTGATAGATAGCGTTTTCAATTGTAGGTCCAACAAGAGTTTTGTTTGTCAAAGTTTGAGTGTCTGTTGTACCAACTACAATCCCTGAAGGGATAGCTTTCTGTGCAGCAGAACCATCAATATTACCAGAAGCATTTGATAAAATAAAACTGCTAGCAACAATACCAGAAATAGTGTTATCATCTACACTAATAGTTTTATTTGTCATAGTTTGTGTTGCGGATGAAACTAAAACTATTCCGGCTGAATCAGGGAAATCAATGCTTATTGTAGAATCTACATTTTCAGTATAACCAATCTTTACTTTATTACCATAGTCAGTCCCAACGAAATCAAGACCGCTATCAGTAAGACGTGTAAAACCAGTTACATCATCACCAAGGATGCTGTATAACTCAGTAAAGTTAGCATTAATTTTAGCACCGGCCTGGCGGAGTGTATCACCTGTTCCGTCATTTGCTGCGCTGCCAGTATTAATCGTTTGTTTAGCCATATTTTAGCCCGCTTAATTTAATTTTAAGTATTTATACCATTAGACAGAGTCATATTGAGTATCAAAGGTATGATTATCCATTCTAATCGTAACAATATTGTCTGCAGAATCACCGCTGTTAGAGAATACAACCGTATCACTATCATCAAGTGTAAGTGAGTTCGGTGTCATCATTACATTGTAAGCCGCATCTACATCAGAAAGTGTAGTTGAAGAATCAATTTGTGCGTATATTGTTTCAACAGATGATCTAAACGCTGAATCACCAGAGCTTGGATGGATCATCGTGACGCTTGTAAATGCTTCAATTGGTAGAGTAGCATCAGCAGCAACCGCAACAAATTCTGGTATTTCTTCGCCTTCATCTTCTTGAATTGTTGAAAGCAAATTAGTATTTTCAACTTCAATTAAGAGTTCAGCACCGATATATACACCGGCTGGGTGTACAAATAGTTTATAGATTTCTAACCAGTCTTTAACAGAAATACCAACACGAACAAGTACAGACATAACTTGGTATAATTTATCATCTGTAATATACTTGTTGTCTTCCGGACCAAGTTTAGAAGCTTCAGCTTTAATTTGAGCTCCACCAGTATTTGAACTATCAAGAGTATAATCAATTGATGGACCAACTCTAAAAATATTTTCCTTTGGATACCTTACTTCAGGGTCTAGTCCATAGAAAGCTCTAAAGAATTGTTCAATCGAATACTTTGTACCTTTTGAACGGTAAAGAGTATTTGAAAACTTAATGGCTTCTCTTTTATTTTGGAAACCACCAAAGTAGGCTTGACCAAGAAGCAATTCATCTTCAAGATATTGTAGCAAATCACTTGGAACCTGAGTTGCGTCTCTAGATGAATACAACCTTTGGATTTTACCAGATGGATTAGTATCAGAATCCATCCAATCATAATACGCCTCAAACAACTTTAACAGATTTGGGTATTCTGCAGGATAAAAATCAGGTAACACGGAATTCACTTCTGATCTTTGGAAGTTCAGAAGTGTCCGGTTATTATCTAATTTTGTTTTATCTTTTAAGTTCTTCATCAGTTTGTTGCGCTTACTGTTACTGCAGTTACGGTTGTTCTATCTGGATCGTATACAAGCAAATCATTACGAGTTGGTGTAATCGCTGATTGGTTTGCTGGAAGTACTGATAGTTTAATTTGTGTTTCACCAGCAGCAATACTTGAAGGGTTAAAGTAATTAATTGTCACTACACCTGTACTTGCAGCATAAGATCCAATGTTATCAAGTACAACCTCATCACCAGCAGAGGTAACGATTTGAATAACGTTGGATGATAGTTTATTCCTCAATATACAATTTTTACCATCATATGTAAATTGGCTACTGTTAATAGTATACGTATCATCATCAGGGATCGCTATTGCAGCAGGAAATCTTAATGCCTGTGAATTTGTAACACTTGTTTCAGATAGTCTTGTTCGAGTTGCAGTAAAGTTTTGGTCAGTTAAACTATTATTAACCATATAGTTTGCAGCAGCATCAAATTTTTGAGAAGTAACTAATTCTACAATATGGTTTACTTGATCGTCGGTTAATTGTACAATAGACAAATCATTAATCACCTTAATTAGGTTAGGTGAAGAAGGAGTAAATCTACGTTGCATCTTTACAACAGCTCTTGATGATAGGATAGCAGAGTTTAATTCATCAATTTCTGCTAGCATATTTGAGCGTCTAAAGGACTGGTTAAAATTACCAGTGTTAATATCAAAATATGAAGAAATTTGATCTCTTACTTGAGTGTTAATAGCGTTGCGTGTCAAGTCTGTTAGCTTAGGGTTAAACTGATAAAATACTTCCATTTCTACATAAGTAGTAACTGGATCAGTAAATCTTAAATTAAATGACACAATTGACAACTGCTTGGCCAATTCAATAATTGCAGATTTTGTAGAATCTTTCGTAAGATCAGTTACATCATCTTCAAACAAAATTGAAGTAAACACTGCACCAAACTCTGGACTTAAATCATCTTCACCACCCCAAGAAATAATATCTTTAATAAGGGTTGAATAGTTACGTAGGATCAAAGATGAATAATCAGCAGCTGTAACCATTCTGTTTTGTGCTGCATACTGGAATGGAGCATTTTTGCGGATAGACTCGATTGATTCTTTTGTATCACCACCAAGTGAATTTACATATGTAGTTACACTTAGCGTTTCAGTAACACCACCAGAACTTAATTGTGCTGAAGGTGAGAAAGTAACGGCTCCATTTGCGCCTTCACCAGATGCAGACAAATAAGTAACTTCAATTCTATTACCAGATGATGGAGCAACACCAAATGTTTCACCATCACCGAATGATAGTTCATAATATTCGTTTGGAGTCTCTTTTAAAATGTAAATAGTTGATTGAGCACTAATTGTTGTAGCGTTTACAATGTTTTGGTAAGATGTTGCTGTAGTACTTGTAGCGCTGGAAAACACATTTACCTTTGCAGTGTCTGCATCGAGGTTTGTGTCAGGAATAACATAAACAGGATTGTCTTCATACTCACCAACTAGAAAAGTCTTAGTTCTTAAAGTACCTTCATAAATAGGAATTTGATTTGAACCGTCTACAGTTTTAAACTCATAAAATCCATTACCATCATCTGTAGCATAATATGTTTCAATTGTTTGGAATGTATATGTAACATCATCAACTGAAGTCGTAAATTTAGTGTATGCTGGAAGAGCAATAGTGGTATCACGGTTAACAGTTGAAGTATTAAAGAAAACTCTAATTTTTGCCTGAGAAGATGTTTTGGTGTCTGGAATATATCCAACACTTTCAGCCAAAGAGATAACTGAACTTCTTAATTGAGCTGTTGACAAATAAGATTCATTCAAAGCAAAGTTTGCAATTAGAGCATTTAAGTGAGTATTATATGCTAACACATCAAGAATATTCGAAAGACCAGAAGCTTCGAAGTTATAGTCTGCAAACTCATCTTTATTTTCTAGGTAAGTCTTTAGATTATTTTTAATATTGTTAAAATCTAAAGCAGATGATTGAATTGTTGTTGCCATGTTATCTCAACCTTGATAGTACTGTAGAAAATGTAACGATTTCGCCTGTGTTGACTACTTGAAATTCAACAGTAACGTCAATGTAATTATTGTCTGGGCGAGCGTTTACAATTATATCTATGATTTCGGCTCTTGGTTCGTATGTTTCTAAAGCGTATTTAATATTATCATATACATCATCTTCAATATCATCATACGCTAACTCAAATAAAAGACCACGGACGTTCCCGCCATAAAACGGTTCAAATGGTTTTTCAAAATGATTCGTTTGTATCAAATTTTTGACAGCCTGTTTTACTGCAGAAGCATCACGTTTAATGTACAGTTCACCATTTGGCTTGGCTGTAAAAGACAAGTCAATATCTTTGTATACTCTATTTCTACTGGTAACAAGAGTAGTGGTAGCATTCAGGTTACCATCTTCCCTTGATAAGACTCTCGTAGTGGCCATAACGTCTCTCTATTTTTAGTTTATTTATAAGGTTACTCTGAACCTTTGTATTCCCAATGCCACGGTTCCCAAGACATTCTTTGCCAGAATCCAAATTTAGAAGCATTAGCATTTAACCAACGGTATTGTTTTGTTCTTTCTTTCCCGCCATAAATTGTACCTTCATCAAATGCAATACCCCAACCGTGGTTTGAATTGCCTGGAGGAGCAACCCATTTACGTGCTCTTGCAACTGAACCATATTTCTTAAGTGCCTTTTGGAATAAGTTATTTTGGTATGAATATGATCGGTATCCAGAAGATACTTGGATATTGACACCGTCTGCTGCTGCAGCCTTTTGCATTTTAAGGAAAGCTTCTGCTGCATCCTTTCTTAGCTGCTTACCATTTCCAACATCGCCTAATTCATCTGGAGACAATTTACCATTTTCACCTGTGTAATTAACAGGTGGCGATGCTGCAACATCTCCTCCTGCTTTACCAGCAGTTTTTGGTTGATCTAATACTTCAATGAATTCGTTAGAAGACAACTTAGTGTTATTAAATTCAGTTTCAATTTCTTGTGCATAAGTTGCTTCCCAATCAGTACTTACTTCAGGAAGACTTACAATAATCCTAGCTCCAACTTCACCACTACAATCGATAGTATCGTATGACAAAATTATTTTATCATAACGGATTGCATCTTTCCAATAAACCGCAACATCAAATGTCCGAGTATTGTTTACGTTGCCAGACTTATCAATAATTTTATATACAACCGCGCGGCCTTTCATTTTCAAATCATTAATTTCACCTGGAGTTACTTTTTCCTGTGGACCAGGTTGATAACCGCCTTCGGCTACTTCGCATGTAATATCTTTAAACTTCTCAGCATTATCACCATTAATCGTTTTAATAATCTGCGCATGCAAATACAAATATTTTGCAATCTCTGTTCTCATTGAAAGATCACGGACAAAGTTCATATTAGTTGGATCATCAGATCCTAAAAACTTTGATAAAGTAATGCCAGGTGCTAATTTAGTTTTACCATTAATAGCCTTAGCAAAGTAAGGGTTATATTGGAACTCAGGGATAATTGAAAACGTACCAGCTTTTTTTGGAATGAAAGCTTGAGATGGATTGGCAGCGTTAATAAATCCTTCAGATGTAATTCCGGTTCCATCTTTAGCCACAACCCTACCAATTTCAGTAGGTGTTTTTCGATTATATGTTTCGCATACAACATCATTTGAAATAAGTGAACCAACAAATGTAGAATTGCTGCGGTTAGCAGAATCTCTCATTCTTGATCTTGCTTTTTCTACTGTAGGTTTAGAGCTTGTGATACCAGAAAATTCTGTTGAACGGTCAATTTGGTTTCGGATATAGTCACCAACATCAACTAACACTTTACGGATACCATTGGATGATTTTGTTAAGTATGAAGTTAAAAGTGCACCTGTTGGGAGAGCTGTGACCTTTGTGTCAACTGTATTAGTTGTCATAGTATATCCACCAGGTGCTGCAGTGCCGGCGGCAGCAGTTGCCGCTTTGTTTGCATTTAATGCTTCTTTTGCTGTGCCGTTAAGATCTCCATGGAAAGTTGTGGCGCTCATTGTATCTGACCAAACGGTATGGCCGGTGTGCATATTATAGTTATACATAATAATGTTTTCACCTCCAATAGTGCCTGTATTGCCAAAAACTGACATACTCTCTGCAGCCAAATTCATATCAGGCGTGGATGCAGTTATTGCGCTTTCAGAGGTTAGTAAAAAATCACCGCTAGATACTTGGCCGACAGACCCTTGTACTTTAACATTGTAATCTCCCTTAATATTTGTGTTCATACCACTTAAAAAAGTATTAGTGACACCTTTACCTACATGAGTTTCCATTGAACCAGCAATAGTAGAACCTACGTTACCGGTTACAGTTTTACGGTGTGAGCCTTCAATTGTTTCGTTTTTATTTCCACGAGCATTGACTACATAATTTAAACAGTCAATTGAATAATCGCCGTTTACTTTCAATGTAAGGTTACCGTGGTAAACAAGTTTGCCATCACCTTCTACAATAAGTGTATGGTCTTCACCTGTTAATTCAACTTTATTTTTAGTAGAAGACATGAGGATTGAACCATCATTTCTTAGTTCAACTCCAGTGCCACTATTGTGTTTAATTAAGATACGTTCATTGCCTTCGGTGTCATCTGTTTCAATAACATGACCAGATGGTGTTTGGTCAACTCTATTTTTGTAATAGTGTGAACTGACAACATCACTTAAATCAATAGGAGTATCTTTATCTCTAGCAGCAATTGCTAAATCGTTTCTTTTGTTTCCAGCTGCAGCATAGTTTACATTAGTTGAGTTCCAATATGTTGGTGTTGGAAACTCGCCGCGCGGATCATCATGTGCTTCACCTTTTGAAGCAGCTGTTGATTTAAGACGATCTGTATCTGTAAATAGTGACATGATTTATACCGTATAACCCTGGGCTAATTGTTTCCGTGTAAATGGCGGCTGTTCAGAAGGATCTGTAAACATGCTTTTCTTTCCGTACTTCGCTTCAACCCATGCAGTAAAATCAAAGAACGGATTGTTTCCAGCCTGATCCGGTGCGATATCTCTCCATCCTACAACTTGGATACCCGGATAGATTTTAAATAGTGAATTGAAAAAATCTTTAATTCTATTTTGAGTATCTTGTGTAGCTTGACCGTATCGGTTACCTTCGAACACTAAAGTAATAGATCTTTCATGGTGACCATTGGGTAAAGGCTCTACCGCTGATTGACTAAATTTTAAATCAACAGGCTTGCCTCTTTGTAAAACACCTTCTGTCCCAATAAAATAATGGAAACCTTCCTGTTCTTTTATTTCTCCCAGATCCCACATAAATTCATGGAACTCTTGCGAAGAATTAAATGGGACACTGGCATTACCAGTTGAAAAAAGAATTACCTCTGTGATTTCTCTATTTATTGATGACAGTTCTGATTCAAGTTCAGATGGTGATCCTATGGTTGTAGATATCCAATAATTTTTTGAACTATTTTTGCCTTGCCATGATGATGCAATTTTATTTAAATCATTAGCGTTTACAGTAACACCGGCTGTTGGTCTTGCTGTTTTTGCTGAGGCTTTGTTATTAATTCTTTTTAGTCCATCTCTCAGTTGATCAGGTGTAAGATCTGATTGTTTAGATAAAATTTTAACAGCTTTTTCCAATTCCCCAGAAGATAACAACTGATTGATTTGCAAACGCTTTGCATTTGAAACATTCAAACGGATTCCATTAGCAACTGCTAACGAATCAACTATTGCCTTTGCGTCACCAAAGGCGGATTCGATAGTATTTTCTATGACATTACCAAATCCATTTGAAATTGAAGAAAGCCCCCGTAAAACATCAGAGTTAATGCTCGTGAACACCTCAGATTTAAGCTTACTAAATTCACTTTGGATATTTAAATCAGGTAAAGTAAGATTCTTAATTGCCTCGCCCAAAGAAGCTGCGGCACCCAGAGGAACTTTATTTAATGCATCTCCTACAGAGAAACCAGATCTGACAACATTGTCCAATAATTTGTTTAATTCACCACCTATTTCATCTAACTCTGCAAACGCTGGTCCTACATTATTAGATAATGAAATGGGGATACTAATGTCAACAATATCTTCTGCTATTGCTTTTAATTTACTAATGTCTGCTTTTGGTGCTGCAACCTTTGCTGCTGCAGCTAAAGCTTCAGGTGCTCCAGATGTCACAATTGCATCCCGGAATCCATTTGCAATATTTGAAGAACCAATAATGGCCTGTAAGTTTGCAGCATCCGAAGATATATTTCCAACAACCTCTGATTGTAAACCTTTTAAGCTGGATGTCATTTCAGCAATTACAACTTTATCTGTAAGTTGTTGTGGCAATGAAGAAGGTACACTTTCAACAATATCATCAACTGCAGCATTTAATGTTTTAAATCCTGCTTGGACTTCACCTGGAGTAATCCCAAGCTTTGTTGTTTGTGACATTAATTTTTGTTTAATCGTCCCATCAAACTGACGTAACGTTTCAACACCACTTTCAGCAATTTGGTTAGCCTGGGTCAATGCTTGATTAATAAGTTTCTTAGGAGTATTTGCTGATGCTACCATTAGAACGGTCCTGGCTGTGCTGTAGAAATTGAATCTTGATATTGCTCATAAGCTTTCCGTGCGTATCCTTCACGTGCTCTTACTTTTCCAGAAGCATTTAAAGGCCTTTCATAGTATCTACAAATGACCCATGTAGAATTAAGCAAATCAACACCACCTTCAAATTTTGTAGTATTTAGTAGTTTAGTATAAGCACCAGATTCACTGCTTGCTCCTGGTCCGTTAGCAGAAGATCCTCTGAACTCATGTATAATAAATCTAAGCTGAGTAAAAAAGTCATTCCACTCTAAACCATTATGAGCTGCATATCCTTTTAAATTCCCAAGGCGATTTCCTGCCGCCTCGGCTGGATTCCATTGTGCTAAACCTTGTGAATCTTCACCTTTCACTTCACTAATAGATCCAGGATCAAACGTACTATTTTCACCTTCAAGGTTACCAGTAATACCTGCTGCTTGAATAGGTGTTAGTCCAGCATCCTCAATAAAAAACTTCATAATCAGCAACCGCTTGGCATCAACATCTTCACTACTTTGTTCGTACTGTTGTCTTGTAGATTCTGAAACGTTTGTGCCGTCTGTCCCAACGTTAGGCGTTTTTTCTCCGCGCGATGCAATTCTATTTAATTGTGTAGTTGAAGGAGTTTCATACTTATTTAAGTGTCCCATTACCATTGGTGCTTGGGATGTTTTACCATCTAAAAAAATACCAAACACTAGAGCTGATGGGAGAACTCTTGGAAGCATACCGACACCTGATACACCGCCTTGAGTTGTTGGTAACATTACTGTTGCCCAAGGCAAGTCATCATCTGGTACTGCAACCAAATCATTTGAATGCACGCCATGAATACGAACTTGGACTCTTCCTAATTCTTCAGGATCATTTACATTAATAACAGTTCCAATAAACCACCTATGTTCATCTCCAAAATAATGCTCACCACTATACTGCATTACGTATTCTCCTGATTTGTAAGTCTTGCAATTTCAAGAGCAACATTGTGTTTGTTTTGAGTTACATCAAAGATATGCCTTTTGGCCATCATTATATAATCACCTGATCTTTTTCTATCAATAAGATCGTTGTCTGACGTATCAGTAGTGTCATTCTTTAAAATCTCTAAATTAATTAAATTACCAACCGAAAGGTTTGGACTCTTTGCAGTAAACACCACACCTGGTACATAGATTCTATAGATGTTTTTCATTAAGTTATGTAAGAAAGCATTTCTGAATACTGTCAACTGACTATAGAACTGAAACTCTTCACCATTATAACTATTTACATCAGTATAATTCCGCACGTCTAGAGTAGCAAAATTAGCTGGTTCATAGTCATATATTTTTAACGCCTCAGTTCCAGAAGTATCTGGCTCAAAGAATAAGTCTGTCAATAGAATTTTTAAATCCTTTGGCAACAAATCATTATCATATATGACTTTCATCCTGTCAATAAAATTAAAATGTGTATTATCAACATTGCCAGTATTCACGTTCACATTTGTATAAGATGCACTAATACCACCTTTTTTCAACAGCTGATAAGTGTCTTCTAAATTATAACCTTCAAAATTCCACATGGCATTAATGTCACCACCATCTGGATCGTTTGTAGTATCTTGTGAAAATCTATAAGGTCTATCTTTGTTAAACGAATCCAACCCCAAAATAGTTTCCATATCCATCAAAACAAGATCGTCATTATTTAGTGATGAAAAGAAAAAATATGGTAAGCCATACTCTGTGGTCATTTTGTTTAAAATTTGTTTAATGCTATCAAATGGCTTTTCATATGGAGCGATATAACGGAATGCTTTTTGAAAAGATTCTTTCGCATTAGTGTCATCTATTTTACGGTAAATTTTATCTGAAACAATGCTGGAAATAATTTCTTCACCTTTACCAGTAAATGATTTACTGTATCGGTTAATATTATTAAAGAACCCAATGTCTTCAATTAGGTTTATTGTTAGCATAGAAGTGTAATCGTTCACCTTTACGTTTGTAGCAATGTTAAGGATAACAAACGTTTTTTCAATTGATTCCGTTTCTTGAGTTGGAGTTTCAAATTCAACAACAATTTTCTCAATACCACTAAGGTCTGCTTTATCATAAAGACTGATATCATCCTTAATAATAATGTTGCCTGTCAAAAAAGGTTGAGTAATTGATTCATAGATGTTCATCTCAACAACCGGTGAAATACCATCATGGCCAAATAAAATGATTGGCTTCGAAAACTTTTCCGATTCCATTCTTATAGAAATTAGTTTTATTTGTTCCGGTGAATAAAATGCCATATTAGATACGTTTCAATAGTTTTTGGAATTCGATATTAATCTGGTTTGCAACTTCTGGTTTCAAAATTTTAATACTTGAAAGGTCTTCATTTTGTTTAATTAGTCTATCTAAATGTGTAACAGGAGTTTTGCCAACAATTCCTGGTCCATAGTTTTGGACTCCACCACCATCAGTATCAATAGGAACGTCTAACCAGTTTCCATCAGCATCTTCATAATGATGAACAGATTCGTATTGTAGTTCAACTTTATTTACATATAACGATCTTTCGTCTACCGCATCCACTTCCCATAGTCTGGTATCTTTTTGGTTTTTAAAACTATACACCACAGTGTTACGAGAAACTGAAGGATTTGACAGCGTAGCTGTAGCAGTTGCTCGAGTACCACTTGCAATTTGGGGTTCAGATAATGTAATAGTTGGAGCAGAAGTGTAATTTTTCCCGCCGTTTAGGATAATAATTTCATCCACAGAATCTCCATCCAATACTGCTTGACCAATCGCGCCTTCACCTCCACCTCCACTAATTGTTACTGTAGGTGCAGAAGTATAACCAGAGCCAGCATTTGTAAGATTAATTGTTTGCACATCAATAATTGGTGCAACCACAATCCTACCTAAGTCATAATTTTTTTCAAGGATTTCTCCTTTAAAGCTTGGATCAGTATATGGCCGAGTTGCAACAATATCACCAATATAAAACTCATCATGCATTGATTCTGATGTAACTAACACCGTGTTTGGATAGTATTCCTTTGACAAAGAATAAACTTCCTGTGTAGTCAAAGGCCATCCTTGAACCCTTAGTTTTTCATTTAATAAGTAAAATGTCCAGTAATAATCAACTGTACCATATAACTTATATGAAAGAGTGTCAGGTCTTTCACCATCTTGGATTACGTATTTTTCATAGAATGATGTGTTATCAGAAATCTGATCGATCATATCAATATATGCTGTTAGATTTTGGAATAACGTACTATCTGTGTTATTGCCGAATGTGTAATCAACAATCGGAAAGTTTCTAAAAAATCCTGTAGCCATTAGTAACCTTCCCGTATATCTTCTTGTGTTAGTGCTCTTTCTTCGATAAATGATAAAGTAATATCAGTTTCTTGGAAATTACCATCAGAATGAAATGCCATGCTGCTGGGGTTATATACTGCATTGAAGCTTTCTAGGAAACATGGTAGCACTTTTGTTGCAACTTCTTTGGTATCGTATTTCATTACAATATCAAATTTACTTGGGAATCGATACGCTGCAGAAATACGAGTTGCGGCATCAATATTACCAATCGTAGAAGGATACATTCTCAATCGGAAAAATTCGATAATACGAGTAATTTCTTCAGCTTCTTTCTTTGAAGTAGGAATAAGTTTAAACGTAAATTGGAATCTACGGATACCTACTCCTTGCAAAGAAGATCTGCGGTTTGGATTCATAGCAACGCCGGCTTCGGTAGATACTGCACCTTGCACTTCTTTACCAAAAAATGGTACTGCCCCTGCCGCTCTAACTGCACCAACTTGAGCTGCTTCTGTTGGCAAAGCACCACCAGTTGCTAAATCATAAAGAGATCCTGCTGCATCTACACCTTGTTCCATAATTTGACTAAGTAAGCCTCTTACTGATCCGTTTTCTCTTAAAGCAGAAACCGCGGATCCGCCAACCATTCCAAGATCAATGTTAGTGTATTCAACTCTATCACTGAATTGTAATGTTGTTGGCATATAAAGAGTTACTCTTCCGCCAGGATGACTTCTTTTAATGGATCTAATTGCTTCTGCTCTTTGGCCTTTTAACGCTTCAATTTGCCGTTGTCTAGTTTGATTATTAGCTGCAGAAGCCAATCCTGGATCAATTTGTCCAGTACCAAATCCTGTCTGGCCAGTTCCAATTTTATTTGCCGCCGATTGAGCAAGATCAAATCCTGCTTCTACAAGATCCAAATAGTCTTCGGTTCTAGCTTTAAAAATAACCTTGCCTTTATAATCCGTTATGTCATCTTGCGGAAAAGTAAGAGCTGGGTTTTGTGACGGGCTGTTTCTGAATCTTCTAGGTGGTGCCATTTCATACCCTAATAAATAGAAAAAGTTTAAAACTATTTATATACTAAAGCATGGCTTATTCAGGCAGATACAAAGTAAAGAATCGAACCAAGTACAAAGGTGACGTGGATAATGTTATTTTCCGTTCAATGTGGGAAAGGCATTGTTTCAAGTGGTGTGATGATAATCCGGAAGTTGTAAAGTGGTCAAGTGAAGAAACTGTGATACCATACTTTTATGAGGTAGATAAGAAATACCATAGATACTTTATGGATTTAAAAATTACCTTTAAAAACGGTAAGACTATCCTTGTGGAAATAAAGCCAGAAAAAGAAACAAAACCTCCAGCATATAACGGTAGGAAAACTAAGCGCTACATTAACGAAGGCTTGACCTATGTAAAGAACATGAACAAATGGTCGGCTGCTCAGAAATTTGCAGCAGATAACAACTATGGCTTTCAGATCTGGACTGAAGACACATTAAAGAAAATGGGAATCCTCCCAAATCCTAAGAAAACTATTAAACCATTGAAACCATTGAAGAGTAAAGCGAATGGCCGTAAGCGTACAAAATCCTAAGTCTACATTTATTCATATTCCAAAATGTGCAGGATCCTCTGTTAGAGATTGGATGATGTCTTATATTTTAGATGCGCAGGACTTGAGACCTCATCCACATAGAACATACGATGAGTTACAACGAGATGTTGGTGATTTAGGATTTACGTTTTGTATTGTAAGAAATCCATATGAAAGAGCATTAAGTGGTTACCAATACAAACTACAAAAAGTAGGTGATAAATTTTTAAAAGAGTTCCCCAGCTTTGCATCATTCCTTAAACATGGTAAAGATAATAATATGATGGAACAATGGAAGTATTTTGAAAAGGCAGACTTGGTTCTCAGGCTTGAAAATTTACACAAGGACTTTAAACAGATCCAAGATTTCTATAAAAAATATGAACCTTTACCCCATTCAAATAAATCACAACATGGGCATTGGAAAACATATTTTGACGCCGAGTGTAAAGAACTAGTAGAAAAACGCTTTGCTAAAGATTTAGAATTACTACACTATAATTATGAAGACTAGTATCCAGCCACTCCAAAAATCCATAGATTTATTATATACGGATTTGCTGGAAAGTAAACCACTAAAATGTGAATAAATAGTAACATGTCAAATTTATTTCAAAATCTCGAAATGGAAGCGTTCCGCAAAGGAATTACACCACGAACTCAAGAGTCTCGTGACTGGTTCCGTCGTAGGTTGCAAAATATTCGTCGAGTAAATAGAAACCAGTTAATGAGAGAAGAACCAATTGAGCTTTCTAACCGGAGGATTGTTGGTTCTATGCAAATGTTTTTCTATGACCCAAAACATAAGGATACACTGCCTTATTATGATTCGTTCCCTCTGGTGATCGTTCTAGGGCCTGCAGAAGGCGGTTTTATGGGGCTTAACTTACATTATTTGCCTCCAATCTTAAGAGCTAAATTCCTTGATGCTCTATTAGATATTACAAACAATAAGTTATACGACGAATCGACTAAGTTTGACTTGACATATTCAATGTTGAAAAGAGCTGCGAAGTTTAAATACTTTAAGCCTTGCATTAAACATTACCTCAGTAAACATGTAAGAAGTAGGTTTGCGACTGTACCAGCACCCGAATGGGAAATCGCTACATTCTTACCGACTGCGGATTGGCAGAAAGGTTCTGCATCTAAAGTCTACTCCGATTCTAGAAGGATGATCTAATGGCTACGATCGAGCAATTTAAAGGTGTGATTTCAAAAGCTGGTGGCGTAGCTCGTCCTAACGTATTTGCAGTTGGATTGCCTACAAATATTCCAGGTGTAAATATTGACCGTGGTTCTTTAAATCTATTATGCCGTGATGTACAATTGCCCGGCCGTCAAATTCTATCAAATGATAGAGTTATTGGCCAACAACGTTCAAAAGTTGCATATGGATATGCTGTAAGTGAAGTTAGTATGACATTCCTTTGTTTAAACGATTATGGCATTAGAAAATACTTTGAAGCTTGGCAAAACGCTGCAGTAAATCAAGACACATTTGAAGTTGGTTATCATAATGAATACACAAGATTAGTAA